ATCCTCACGCCGCTGCTGAACTGCGTGGTATCATACACGACCGGGAATGCCGTCGTACTTGATCCGTCTGGCTGGTTGGCGGTGCTGTAGAAAGACCCGTAGATGGGTGCCGGAACATGCGGCGTCACAGGCGGTTGGAGCGCCAGCGCCTGAATAGCCGCCTCAAGATTGGTAGGATCAAACGCAACTTGTTGCGATGCAGCAAGTGCCTGAATTGCTGTCTCAAGCGGGGCTAGATCAGACGCCGCGGCGGCTGAGGACAGCAGTGCATCCGAGAGAATAGCGTTGGCGTCAATCGTTTCTGCCGGCGGGCCCTTTTGAATGTCCTCTAGCGAGTTGGTGCTTTGGCCCGTCTGGTTGAACAAACTCAATAGAAACAGATACCACTCACGCGCAATCAACCCTGTCCGCGGGTCAGTCAGCGGGACGCGAGGCGGCGTAATGTTGGTAATGTTAGGCACTGGTGCCGCTCGCCTGTAGTTCAGCACCCATGATAGCGATCTTGATCGGATCGGTGCCCGATATTTCGTAAACGCGGTCTCGGATTTTAAGTGTCATGCCGAGGCGGCGCCAAATGGTGCGATAACCAAACTCGCCGATCTTGCCCATTGATTTCCAATGTTCATTTGACCATGTGTGACCGCCGTCGTCCGACCACCGCAGCATGACCTGCGGGTCGTAACCAGGCGCGGCTGGGTAGCTGGTCGTGGTCAGATACACGGGCGGGGTAAAGTCATACGGCGGGTTGGGGTTGTCCGCAATCGTTTCAAACCCATCGTTTGCTTCCGTCGTCAGCGTCTCGCCGCTTTCAGTCGTCAAGTCGTTCTGCGCGTACTCAGCCAGCAGAATGTCACCGTTTTCAGCGGCCAAATCCTCTGCCGTATATGCGGGGTACAGATTAAGCCCTACGCCTGTTTCGCAATCAAGCTGAAGCGAATGCTGCGCCGTGCGCCGCAATGTGTTCTCGGTAGTTGGAAGCGCCCGCCACGACCGCAGCCAACGTTGCGGCGCACCGTTGTCGGAGTATACGTCGAGGTCGTAAGCATAAATGTTGCCGTTTTGGTAGTCGCCAATCAGATTTTCGCTGTTGTAGAAAACCTGCGTTTGCCCGCGCTGCAACGCCCACTGTTCGTTTTCCCACGCCAGACGTTCATGCCACGCGCCCGTTATGGCGTCATAAACCCAAGTAGCCCCGGCAGAAGGAAAAGTTAAGACGTAGAACGAATGGCCGTCTTGCTGGTAAGTATATGCAATGGCGTCAGAAATATTACCGTACTGCTGAATTTGCCATTCAACCGCGTGCGTCGATATACGCTGGCCTTGATAGCCGTTGGCAACGTAAACGATGCCCTGCCCACGAAAGTCCTTGCCAAGCCAATAGACCTGATTATTCATCTTGGCAACGGTATACCGTGCGGCGCAACCTAACTCGTTAAACGCACCTTGAATGCGTACAAGCGGAAAATCTGATAGCCCAGCGTTGTACCAAACCTCGGTCGAGTTGTTACCAAACACCCAAACTTCGCGGTGATCGACGATCATGCTGACGATATTGTCGGGGTCGCCTTCCGCGCTGGCGAAGTCCAGCGGGTCAATGCTGGTTCCATCCAGCAATGCAGTCACCCAAAGACGCTGGCTATTGGGCTGGATGAAGACGAAGTAGCCGTCGAGATAATCCACGACCGAGGCGCCGGGGAAGTCCGGGTCGGTGATCTGCGCAAAGACATTGGTTGAGGTGTTGTAAATGTATCCGGCAGGATCGGCGGCGATCATGATCTGTGTGCCGTTATCGGCCATGCTGACAGGCCCGGTGCCAGACACCGCACCAAGTGCTACGGCCGAAAATGAACTGTTTACGCGGTAAAACGTGTTGCCAGATACAACGTAGCTGAAAGCGCCGTGTTCCCAAAGCCCGCGGATAGGCCCGGTGCCGACCGTTGCCCGCAAAGACAGGCCGGGGCAGCGTTGCAGGAAGGCGGGCTGTTTGCCGCCTTCCGGTACAACTTCAGGAAACAGGTTCACCATACGGCTATCCGCAGCGTTTACGCTGCGGGTCACATAAGATGAGCCTAAGATCGGCGTCTGCATCGGTTAAGCCAGCACCGCGCCGCGGAGCGAGATAGCCCACCAGTCGGACCCAAGGAACTGGAGAATACAAGCGTCGCCCACCGCATTGAACGTGATCGTCGTTCCGGCCCCGAGGTTGGTCGGCGTAAGAATGCCTGTATCACCGCCAGCGGCTTCCGCCACATAGACGATAGTTTTAAGTTGACCTTCAACACCGTCAGCCAGCGTCAACGCGTTACCCGTAGCAGTGGACGTAAACTTGGTAACTGGTTTCGTGATGTTGACCGCGCCAGCGCCCGACAGCGCCTGCACATCCTCAACCACAGGGCCATTGAAGGTCTGCGTACCCGTAAACGCCTGGGCTGCGTCCGTCCGCGCAATGGTGGCGCTGGTAGACGGGAAGGTCATAGTCGTGCTGTCAGTGCCTGCCAACGTAAGTGAATTGTTGACCGTTAGCGTTTTGGTGTTGGCGATAGACAGCGTCGCGCTGGTTGCAGGTGCGGTGATGGCCACCTTGTTGATGGAGGTAGCAGTTGCAACGCCGAGAATTGGAGTAACAAGCGTTGGAGTGTTGGACAATACCGCGCTGCCGGTGCCTGTGGACGTTGTGACGCCCGTGCCGCCGCGCGCGACAGTGAGCGTTCCAGTCGTACCAGCAACAATTGGAAGCCCGGTTGCGCTGGCCAGCGACGAGGTGCTAAACAGCAGCGCATTCGAGATCTTTTTAGTAATTCCGCTCTGAACAATTGGAATTTCGTCCGTTGAAGCTGCGGTAGAAGCGGCAGGGAGCTGAGAGATTGCGACAGTGGACATGATATATCCTTAGTAGTTTCCCGCGAAGATGTTGAACCGCTGACGAGTGCCGACGATGCTGTAAGGCAGCGCCATAATATCGTCAGGGTTGTTGATGCGCTTTAGATTGCGCTTAGAGGTCATGGCAATGCGCTGCACTTGGCGGGAAGGTTCAACGCCAAATTCCGGCGCAAATTCGCAAGCCAAGTTATAGCGGAAACAGCGCAGGTAGCCTGGCGGAAAAGCTAGGTCGGTCGCCAGATTGGCGGGCTGGTTCAGTTCCTGCACCGACACGATGTGGAACTCCAGCACCTTGGTCGGCACCGGGTAAACGTACATCTCAATGTCCGGGTACGTCATGTTGACCCACAACACCTGCGGATAGGTCGAGGTGACGGTCTTGACCGCGATGCCGTTGTACTGCTGCTGGTTGATTAGTTTGAGGCCGTAGGAGATGCCGCTGGCCGGGTCGCGGAAGTATGTGCTGTCGTCAACCATAACAGGGCGGCTGCCAACAATATTGCCGGTCGGGCCAAAAGTCTGGAAACGGGCGCCGGGAGGCCACGTTTCAATTTGGTCGATGGTCGAGAAAACAGAGAGACGCTCGGTATTCCAGCTTTCAATCATCTGGTTCATGGCATTTAGGGCGTCCTGCGCCGTCTCGGAAGACGGTGTTTCGCCTTCGGCCAGCACGCCAATCAGTCGCAGGGAGCCATTGATGATGTCGCCAGCCGTCGCCATGCTATTCGTCCTTCGTCATGCGCGGGCGACCGCGACGACGCGGAGCCTCGACCATCATATTAGCCTCATCGGCCAGTTCTGGCAAGTCAGCAACGGGGGATTCGACAGCCGCATCTTCCACAAGGTCTTCGGGATCAAACCGTACCCAGCCGTGGCTCTCGTCGTACTGCGCTTCCATCTCCATGGTGGCAATCTTGACGCCATGCTTGGGGTGCATAAGATAGATTTCAGCCATTTTACATCCTTATAGAGAACAGGCGGCCCGGGGACCGCCTGTCTGGTTAAGACGCAACCAACGGAATGGAGAACCAATCCGTGGTGTCGTATGCGACAAAAAAGCAGGCCGTTTTGGCCGCCATTGAAAACGCGGTAGAGCCTGCAACGCTGTTGATCTTGGCGCTGCCAGGAGCGTAGACCTTCAAAATTGCGTTGGCCGTGTCGTCGTTCTTAATAGCGATTACACGCCCAGCCGTAGGTGCGGGAAGAACAACGCCTTTGGTGGCGTCGGCCGCAGTGACCCAGCTAAACGAAGCCGTCAGAGCCGTTGCGTCGGCGCGGGTAGACCCGGCCGCAGCAGGCTTGGCGACATCGAGATTGAGCGAGGATACGACCGCGCCGGCAAAGGTGCCGCCAGAAATAACGGCGTCGGTGATCGTGGTGCCCGAAACCAGTTCGGGGTCGGCGTAAGCAACGCCCACAGGCTTTGTATTCGGCATGGTATTCTCCTTGAGGGTTTAGGCCCCTGCCGAAGCAGGGGCCATGTTGCTTACGAAATGGCGTAAAGCGCCCAAGAGCTATCACCCAACCTGCGCGCACGGAACGAACGAACCGTGCCAGCCGTGGCCGCGATGGTCATCAGACCCTGCGAGCCGCCCGAGCCAATCGACCAGCCCGTGTTGGTCGTCATGGTGATGACGCCAGCCGTGGTGGTGTTAATGACGCGGAAGTCGAAGGTCGTGCCGACCTTGGAGTTGGACAGCAGCGCATCAAGGTCCGAAGCCAGCGGAAGCGTGTAAGCCGCCGTGGTCGTCGGAGTGCCAATGATGATGCCGTTGGTGATCTGCGCCGGGGTGAGCGTTGCGCTGTCCGTGGCAGTTGCGGGGGCCGCAGCAACGGAAATCTTAACTTCGTTAAGATTGCCGTCGTTAAACTGATAGCCGCCGCCTACAGAGGGAAGTGCCATGTGCGTGTTCTCCTAATTTCTACCTGTTAGCCCCAAAGACGGCAAGCCATCGGGGCGCGAATGACCGAGTAGCCATACAGCACGTCAATACGGCAGGGCAGACGGTCGTTGTTGATGTCGTACTGGCGCACAACGCGCATCGAAATGCCGTTGTGAACCTGGCGAGAAGCCATATCAACACCGTTCGGGAGCAACAGGTCCGCGGTGGCGAACGAGATAGCGTCCTTGTGGTAGATCAGGTTCTGCGGGTACTGCGTCGAAGCGGCACCAACAAACGTGATGGCAGCAGATGCCTGCGGGAAGCTATCGACAGTGGCGAGAGCATTCGACGAGGTGTAGATCGCCGGGCTGATCTTTACAGCGGTGTAAGCGCCGCCCGCAGCCGTAGCGGCTTCGGTGACAACGAACTGCTGAAGCGAACCAGTAGACTGACGGGTCTGCGGATTGACCGCATACACGTTGGCAATCGTGAACACATCGCCAGCCGCAATCGTCTGAGTGCCGGTGCCGGTGATGTTGAGCGTGGACTGACCCTGCGTGGACACGGTGGTCGTGACAGTGTGAGCGCCAGTGCGCGAGCCGGTTGTGTGCTGCTGGATCGACTGAGACATGTTGATTTCTTCGTAGCCCAGCACGCCTTCGCCCATCAGACCGTTCTTGAACTGACGAGAGATGGTGTCAACCGGGTTGAAGAGGCCCTTCATGCCTTCGACCAGACCAGCGTTGGCGGCCGGGTTCACGGTCGCGTAGCGGTTCGGCATCATGGCAGCGAACTCGTTCAGCTTCTGCTGGCCCTGAAGCAGGACAAGCGAAGTGGCCGGGGTCGTGCCGGGGGTGCCGACAGAGCTATAGATGCCCTTGTAGGCGTTGGCGACGTCAGCGTCGATGGAGGACGCAAGCTGCGAGATACGCGGCTTGAGCACACGATCAGCGAAGTCGTCAAGCTGCATGGTGAGTTCGGCAGACGTGAAGTTCACACCGATGTGCTTCTGGCTGTTGACCGTCAGCGTCGTGAACTGCTCGTTGTCGTCCTGCACCTGAAGGGCAGCGCCGTCCGTGACCAGAGCGCGGTCGGGCAGACGGATACGCAGGGTCGAACCGATCTTGGCACCTTCGACAGCGAAGCTGTCGTCGTACTGACGGTTGACGTTGCGGGTGAGCACGAGGTTGTTCTCGAGGATTT